CCTCTGTGACAGCCTAGATAATATCCTACTCACCTCCATGACGGTTAATGGCGTAAAGATGGGGCGAGATGTCAGTATTGAGGGTCAACTCATGGCTTACCAGATGCTAAAGGAGCTACTCGAGACCAAACGAAAAGAGTTTGAGGACTTTGCACAGGAGAACCTAAGATGATACTTGAACCCGATGTAAAGGCCCTGCCTAAGAACCAGCAAGCCATAGCCGATGAGAACAACTGGCCTAGTACTGAGACTATCTTTGAACCAAAGAAGACTACCTTCGATTCCCACGAATGGGTACAGCAAGGTTATTTCATCATAGACAACTGTGCGAACTGCCCTAGACAGGCTGTTCCAATCCCCTCTGGTAAAATGCTAGTGAAAGAAGGAGGCAAATACGCTATAGTAAACGAAGTGAGGTAGCGACGGGCTGGTAGGAAAAAACCCCAAAAACCTACCAACCCCTCGGTGCTTCCCTTGCACCCGATTAGCCCACGTTTAGCGGCATGGCTCGCCACCTTATAATAAGGCAGAAATAAAGGAGACAACTATGGCTGATGAAGCTACAGATGTTACAACAACTGAACTAACAGTAACACCAGAGGAAACTAAAGTAGAAAGCGTAGCTGAACAAGCTCCAATTGATGAGCCAGCAGCAGTCGAAGAAAAGGTTGAATCTGAGGCAGAGGAAACACCTGCTGAAACCGAAGGCGATAAACCCGAGGAATCAAAAGAACTAGAGAAGACCGAAGAAGTCAGCGAGTCGAAAGACCCAACTGACCCGAAGGTAATTGCTCAACAAGCGTTTCGCCAACGTCAGAAGACCCGTGAAGCAGTAGCTAAAACCATCGACGACAACTACCAGGCTAAAACCCAGGAAGACTTGATTGCCGAGGGAGTAAGCGAAGCCGATGCTAAGGTAGAGGCACTCAGGCAGGAGATTGAGTTTGAAAGAACTCGGTCTAAGATAGCCGAGACAAACGCCAACCTACAGGCAGATGCTCAGAACGTGCTAAGAGATTTCGCAATCTTTAACCCAGACTCCCCCGAGTTTGACAAAGATTTTGCCGAAAAGGTACAAGCCCGTTACCAGAGAGTTGCCCGTCTGGAAACAGATGCAAACGGTATCGTGCTAAACGCTGAAGAAGGGTTGTATGACTTCTACGCTGATATGGCAGAGGTTTACAACGGAGGAGCAAAGAAAGGCAAAGTCCAAGGACAAAAAGATGCCCTCACGATGCTATCCCGTACAGACACCGCCAGTAAAAGCGAAACCCCACAATCCGATAAGAAAGCTGAAGATATGACCATTGAAGAAATGGAAGCCAAATACGGCATGGTTCGACGATAGGACTTCATAAAACAGAACTTAGCGGACAGTGGTAACACTAAAACTCTAAACAGGAGACATTAACATGTCCGCACAACTTACAACTGGTTTAACCCAGGAAATGAGTACCTACTACGAAAAAGTATTTCTTGCTCGAGCAGAGTACGAATATATCTTTAACCAAGGCGCTCAGATGCGAACGCAGCCAGCTAACGAAGGTAAGACAGTAGTATTTACTCGTCACACCCCACTAGCTACTGCTACGACTGCCCTAACAGAGGGTGTAAACCCTGCTGAGGTCAACCTTACAGCTACTAACGTATCAGCTACACTTGCTGAATACGGTAACACTGTTAAGATTTCACGATTCCTTAGCCTTACCTCAATCGACGCTAACAACAAAGAGAAAATCGAAGTTGTTGGTCAGAACATGGGTGAGACATTGGATGAGTTGACACGAAACGAATTGTTCACAGGTGCTACAACTCAATTAGCTGGTGCTAAATCCACCCTAACTGACGTTGCAATCACTGACGTTCTAAGCGTAACTGAACTCCGCAAGGCTGTTCGTACACTTAAACTGAACAAGGCTCGTCGTTACCAAGATAGAGTTGCTCCTTGGATGGGTAAAGTTGGTCCTAACACCAGCTATGACCTAACCACTGATAGTACATTCCTATCTGCCGATATTTACGATAACTCAGCTACAAAGCTGTACAATGGTGAACTCGGTAAAATCCTAGGCGTACGACTAATTGAATCACCTAACCAGTATGAATCTGTAAATGCGGGTACTGCTTCAGCAGACGTATTCTCTAACTTCATCCACGGTTCAGATGCGTTCGGTTGTATCGACCTCGTAGGCGACAAGCCACAGCTTTACATCATACCTAGCACGAAGATTGACTCTGGTAACCCAGCAGGTCGCTTCTCTACGGTTGCGTGGGCTGCCAGCTATGTGACTAAGACCCTTAATGCTGATTGGATAATCAACATAAAAACGGGTGCGACTGGGCAAACTTAGTCAACATTGACAATGACGTATAGTACGAGTATCATGGTCTTATGGACCAAAAGTACTGCGTAAGATGCGGAGTTAGATATGAGAGGCCAAGCCACTGTCGTGGTAAGCGGTGGGCAGCACGAATGTACTGCTCACCAAAGTGTCAGCGACTTTCCGCCGTCGAAAGTTCTAACCGAGAAAGGGTTATTACCCCAGAAGGCAGAGCCAAGATGGCGGAAAACGCCAGACGATACCTTCACAATGAAACACTTGAACAGCGCAAAGCTAGAATGGCTAAGGTCTTGAAAAACCGTGTAGAAAGCGGTAACTGGAAACCGCCAGGTACGGGTAAGATTAAAGACAAGAACTACGCTTGGCTTGGAGACAAAGCTACATATAACGCTAAACATCGCTGGATACAGAAGCATTGGCAGAAAACTGGCAAGTGTGAGGAATGTGGAAAAGAGCCGAAGCCTTACGGTAGAAGAAAGTGGGGTACAGAGTGGTCAAACCAAGACGGACTTTACAATAGAGAAGACCGTAGTACCTGGAGAGAGCTTTGCAAACCCTGTCATAGGGCGTATGATAGTGTTAGAAAGTAAATCTATCCCCATACGGGGAAGAAAGAGGGTAATATGCCAAAAGGCAAACTACGAAAACCAATGTCAGACGAACAGAAAGCTATGAGAGCTGAGATTCTTGCTAAGGCAAGGGCAGCAAAAGCAGAGAAGGCATTAGTAGAAAAACCCCGCACTAGAGAACAAGAGATAGTTTGGCTATATCAGATAGGGAACTCCCCACAGGCTATAGCTCGTACATTTAAAATAAGCACCGAAGAAGTCATGGAACTTATAGGAGAGGGTAATGCAACCTCAGTCCAGTTTGTAGGCGACCAGATAGATGCCTCAGAGATGGGCAAAGAAGCGGTATATAATCAGGGAACTGAATACCGAGTACCCTTTACTACGGACTAATTATGGAAAACTTTATGCACGGTAGACAGACAACCCTGCAAAAGCTTAATGAAGACCGCAACAATCCCGAATTAGGTAAGTTTACCCGATTACAGGCAGATAAAGCCTATACTAAGATTATCGAGCAACTTAAAGATAAAAAACTGATGGCTCTACGAGAGCAGTTAATAAAAGCCTCCCAATCAGGTGACCAAAATGCGGTGTGGAAGATTACCAACCAGATGAGGGAACACGAAGGAAAACAAAGAGAAGATAAACTATGAGCGTATTTAGACAAGCAGATACCAGTACACCAGCTCCAGCGCCAGCTCCCGTAGCTAAAACAGCCGAGCCTACCGTAGATAACCCCCTTACACCAGGCGGTAAATCAACTGTAGATACCAAAGTATCTGACTTATTCGCTACTTACGAGCAAGACCAGGGTAAACCGTTTGTTGCAGATTACTTTGATGTTGGCAATGTTTGGAACGAAGAACCCACGTTGGCACGAGACCTTAAAGAAATAGAAGGTTACGTTCGAGCGCAGGTAGAGGGTAAGAAGATAGACAACCATACCCGAGCAGCAGGTAAGTTTATGAAGCAACTCGAAAGAGATGCTGGGCTTACTACTTACGAGGCTACCCCTAACCGCATACAGAAAATCCTAGCTTATATAGACTTTAAGAAAGTAGTTAATTCATAATGCCCGCACCAGGAAAAACAGGTAACAAATACAAACACACTAACCAGGAGCGTGATAACGACTCGCATGACGACCTGTGGGGTGTTAATGTCGCAGAGATAGTCGGTGAGAACTCAGGTGCTACGGCACTTAACAGGCTCAAGGTAAACGATGACGGCTCGATAAACACGAGTGGTAGTAGTAGCTCATCTGGTAAAGCTACCGATGCCTACGGTTGGTCGGCTACCTCAGACGATGGCACATACAAATACTTCTACTTTGAAGATGCCTCGCTGAACTACTACATCATGAGAAAGCACAAGACTAACAAGGTAGCCACTTACACCAAAGGTACTGGTGGTTACTCTGCGGTGTATGTGAGTTCGAGTGCTGGCCCTAGCGGTTCACCCACCTGGGACACTTACGGAGCAACATTTTAATTAAAGGAGAAAAAACAATGAAAACAATAATAACAGAAAAATCAGAACTACGGTGGCCACAATTGGTCAGGGACTACACCTTTGACATTCAAACCGACGAAGGCGAAACAATATTAACCAGTCAATCGCTGGTCGAAGCGCCAGCCAATATCCGCAGTAGACTTGCTCAAATAGCGACTGAGTACCAGGCAGCTTACGAAGAAGCTAATGACGTAGAGGTTGGCGAGGAAGTCTAAATGGCAATCAAGGTATATAACGGCACAAATTGGGACGATACATTTGGCTCTGCTACTATTGGTGGAACTAACGTCACCGTCACGGCTGCTGGTATTACCTCACTTGGTAACACGGCTCCTAACACTACTAACCAATCACTCGGTGTGGTTTTAGGCGTAGTAAGCGTACCATCTTCATCAAGCTGGACAGTTCAGCTATTAGAATCTGGTGTAGTTAAGGCTTCGGCTACTGTCAACAACGCTGACTTCCGTGTTGGCTACATGTATGTTCGCTGGACAACGCCGTATACCTTCACAACTACGGGCGCTGGAGCCTATACCATTAAGGTAACATCTTCGTCAGGTTCGCAGGGTTCTCTCCGTACTATAACAGCGGGTAACTTGTGGAACTTAATTGTCTATAACACCAACACCACACTAGGGGCGACTGATGATGCTTGGATAGGCGGCTTTGTCAACGCAGGTATTACGACCAAAGCCTTAACCATCTCTGGTACGTCTAACTCATGGGGCAGTGGTGCAGATAACGCTATGGTATCAACAACGGTCTGGACAATGGGCGCAGCTACCACTATCTTTAACGGCGGTTCGTTAGTCTTTGACACCACAGCTTCGACAACCTTAACTCAGCTTGGCTCAATTATTGTATATCGTGATGGCTTATTCGACATGCGCGGTAATGCCTCGGACATAACCAAAGTCAACACGCTCACCTTCAACCAACAAGCAACTGATGGACGGTTTGGTCTCTTACACCCTGCCAGTGGACTATCTGGACAGATACTCACAACTGGCAAGACAGTATCGGTCTACAATACCTATTCATCTGGTACGGGTACGGCGGCTAACCCAATTATTACAGGCTCAACCCATAACTTTACGGTCAACGACGAGATAGTGATAGGTGGAGCAACCGACTACTTAAAAAACGAGAAGCGATTTGTTATCTCAATACCTGCTGCTAATCAATTAGTTGTATCAAACACGCTTGGTGGTGCTGAAAACGCGCTGACTCAAACTCACGCGGCTGGCTCCTACATCGGTAACATGACTCGTAACACGATTATTAACAATACAACTACGACCGCAGGCTTCTGGATATTAAACGCTGACACCAACACCACTCCCGTATCGTCATATAACTACACAAGAATGGAGTACCCAAACTGTTTATCTGGTAAAGCGCTAGCACTCAACATTGGCTCTACGACTACCAGTGACGGCAACGACGCAACCCACGATGGCATGGTTATCTATAACAACTCGGCTGCTGGTCGTAACTCCGTCTCACTGGTAGGTAAGGCGACCCAGACAATCACTGGGGTTATTCTTTACAATACTCGCGGAACGAACTACTCAGCACAATCAGGTTATGCGCTGGTTTCAGCTTCCAACAAGACGATTAACTACCTACTCCATTTTGCTGACCCATCAAGTACTACAAATGCCGCTGGTATGTCCTTATACGGCGCGACCAACTGTACCTTTAACCACTACCATTCCTACGGGGCGAACGCTGGCGCAAGTGCGATTGGCTACTCACTCGGTATCTTTAGCAGTAACGTCAACACCTTTAATAACTGCACAATAGACTCAGCTCGTACGCAAGGTCTCTATCAATCGGGTGCTGTTGGTAACGTCTTTAACAGTTGTACCTTTGGCGCAGCAGGCACAAACACGATAGATAGTTTTATGGTATCGTCTACCTTTAATACGGGCTTATTTTCTAGCTGTAGCTTTAGTTCATCCACGCTTATCTCTAACTACTTAAACATGCTAGAGGGTTCAGAGGTTAGGTTTCAAAACCTCAACGATAACACCTCATCTCACCGTTGGTACACCAATAAGGGTTCGTGGTGGTCATCGGGTACAGGACTCACAGATACAACAGTTAGAACAGCAAGCTCACTCTCTCTTGTAAGTAAGCCTGAAAACAACTCAACAGGCTCATCATGGACATTTAAGATACCAGCCAACCCAACCTCAGCAGTCGGTATTTTCGGCTATGTGTATCGAAACGCCACATTCTCATCAGGTACTCTAAAAGTAGAACTATTCCTACCAGGAACACTTCTTACCGCTACACCAGATGATACCTACACCTTTGCTACCACTACAGGCTCATGGCTACCATTTAACATTAACGCCTACTACTCAGGCTCGGTAGCGAGATATGCGACAGTTCGTATTACAGGTATAACTTCAACCGCAGGGGCGTACTTCTTTATAGATGACCTGTATGATGCTGGAACTGGTAATAAGGTAGCAGGACTCGACCTCTGGGATTCAGGAAAGCCATCTGAGATTATGGTTCAGTCCGACTTCTCGGTTGTGCCAGCAGCAGTATGGGCGTATTCAGATGCTAATACCCAGGCTAATACTATGGGTCAAAGACAAGTAGATGCAGCCGATGATAGTGAGCTGGCGAGTATAAAGTAATATGCTACTATAGGGTAAATAGCCTACTTAAAAAAGAGAGGTATCGTATCAAAATCCTAGCAGTCCATAGCGCATTATCTAAAGACCATAACAAACGGTCTGCCGTAGACCTTTGGAGAGTGTATCGACCCCTGTTAGAGCTAAGTAAACACGAGAAATCTTGGCAGATAGACCACCAACCAACCTTTATTAAAGGGATTGAGAAGTACCGAGATGCTAAAGAGTTCACCGCAGACGAGCTAGATAAGGCTTTCAAAAAGGTCTGCGAATACGACATTGTATTCAGCTCCTACCATGCTGACCCTACCGCCTACTCCATGCTAAAGGTAGCTGCCGATAAAGCTGGGACTCAGTTCATCATGGATGTAGATGACGACATGTTTTCAGTAAACCCAGACAACCCCTTTTGGATTAAGATGACAGATGAGAAGTGCTACTGGATGCAGTGTATGATACGAGATAATGCCTGGATATCCACCACTACCGAAACGCTTGCTAAGGTGTTTAGAGATAGGAGAGAGCTACCAGCCGACACGGTGTTTGTGAATCCCAACCTATTACCCGAGGTATACAAGGCTACCCCCTTTAAGAACAAAGATATAGTTATCGGTTATTTCGGTGGGTCATCTCACTACCAGGACTTGCACGAAACAGGTGTAGCTGAGGCACTAGAGAAGCTTATGAACGAGAATAAGAATGTACGGTTTAAGGCAGTCGGTATGCCGTTAGATAAATATGTACCCCGTAAAAGGTATGAGTTCGTAGACGGTAAACGGGGCGATGGCTGGGTCAAGGGTATATTCCCCGAACTCCACATGGACATAGCACTCGCTCCCCTCCACGACAACATCTTCAATCACGGTAAGTCGAATATCAAATGGTTAGAATCAACTAGAGCTGGAGCTTGCCTCGTAGCCAGCAATATAGGCCCATACAGCACGTTACCAAGCGGAGTGGCTAAACTAGTCGATAACGACTCAGAAAGCTGGTACAGAGCCTTAAAAGAGCTTGTAGACGATAAAGCCAAAAGACAGGAGCTACTCGCTAACTCCACCAAAGAACTAGAAGCTAACTGGACACTCGAGAACAACTGGATGCAGTATAAGAAGATGTTTGAGAAGGTCTACAATGCCAAAAGCTAAGGTAGGTCTAGGCATCACGACCTACAATCGCCCCGAGTACTTGAAACAATGCCTCGAAGGGGTAGAGAAGAACCTGCTCGGAGTGGTAGATAGCATTCGTATATACAATGATGGTAGCGACAAGAAGCATAAAGAAGCTTACAAGAAGATATACGCTGGACTACCTAAA